TTGTGGAAGAGCTTAAAGAACAGATAAAGGATGCAGGTAAAACTAATGGCAACGGCAACTAGAAAAAAGTCAAGCATGAAAGGTATGACGATTAAAGGTGGGAATAAAAGACCTACCAAGTCTGGTGCCGGAATGACTGCAAAGGGAGTAGCCAAATATCGTAAGCAAAACCCCGGCAGTAAATTAAAGACTGCTGTAACAGAGGGTAAGCCCCGCACCAAGGCAAGAGCAAGCAGACGTAAGAGCTACTGCGCTAGGTCTGCTGGACAGATGAAGAAGTTTCCAAAGGCAGCAAAGAATCCTAACAGCCGCCTTAGACAAGCACGTAAAAGGTGGAAATGCTAAGAATAGAAATCAAGAAGTACAGAATATAAAAATGTAAAAGTAGTAATTTATATCTACTCAATTTTCTAGGGGGCTTTTTAGCCTCCCTTTTTTTTGTCCATTCTTTTGCTTTCTGTTCAAGTGATCTACCCCATCTTTTTGCGTTGCCCGTAAACGCAATATTATTCAGTGGGGTCAATGTATCACGCTGCATTTACTTTTTCCAATGTTTTAAAGTATGCCTTGTTAAAGCCTCTTTCCCATTCCTTATAAAAGGCAGTATTAATCTTGTATGGATTGGATATCTTACCCCTGTAAAAAGCATTGTTGCCTTTTTCAACTTGTATACGCAATGGAGGTTGCCTGTCTTTTGCCTGTTGCATTGTTTGTTTAATCCTTTTTATTGGGGTGCCGCTGCCAAAGGTGGCATGGAAGGAAAATCTACTATCTCACAACTGTTTGCAGTACAAGCAAGCTCCTGAGAACCCATAGTCAAGTCTTCTTTCTCATAGCTACTAAAACAATCCCAAGCTACCTCTGTAGGCATTTTAGCCAACAGCGCTGTGTATTGCTCTTTTGTACAGTCTTGATAGGGGGCTTGTTTGTATGTGTGTTCAGTCATAGGTAAAAAGCTTACGCCAGACATACTATCAAAATTAGAGTAAACAAAACTGCCGACATGTAACCACTCCTTTTCTTTTACGCTCACAGTAATTGATGGCTTATGCTCACACCAATAATTAGCATATATTTCCCATAAGGTCAAGTGTTCTGTTGCAGATATATCTTTTCTTGTAATTGCTCCCTTGGGCGACTGCATAGGAAAGGTAAATACCGCCATACTATCTGGTTTTTCAATGGCATCCTCATATGGAAAGCCTTGATCAATTAAGAATTGCGTTAGCGGGTCTTTCTTGTCTGCACGAATAGTTCTGATGTAATGCTCGTTATGTCTAGGATGAATACCACTCGCTGCATTTACAAGTTGGCTAACCGTGCCAGAAGGTTTGACACAAGTGATAGCAGCAGAAGGCTGAATACCCAAAAGTTTTGCCCACTTTTTATTTGTAGTAACAGCTATCAATCTAAGGTTACTCAGAAGAGGAGCCAAAGCATCATTAGTTGTGTTAGACAAAAGCTTATTGTCCATGATACCTGTAAGTGACACACCAAGTAGCCTTTCCTCTTCTGTATTGCGGGTCCACTGCCTACTAATTCCCTTAAAATCAGTAAAACAAGATTGAATTGTGCCCAAAATAGTAGCTAGTTCAACCTTTCTTTCTAGTGTCTCTGGTGTATCATCTGCCCTAACTACAACTTCTGACAAGTTGCAAAACTGCTTTGGGCGCAAAATAATTTCACTGCAAGGGTTAGTGCCATAATCTACATCTGCCTCTCTACGACCATACTTAGCTGCCTGTGCCTGTGCAGACTGTCTATTAAACACACCACGTTCGCCTGACTTGCTTTCATGTAGAGCCACCCACTCACGCATGAACGTACCAATATCGGGCTTCTCTGTGTAGCATACGCTATTATTTGACAGTGCTCTGTGTGGGTCAGTCTCCCACCATGACCCAGATTTAGCATGTCTCATGCGATCATCAGAAAGATTAGACAGGCTAATAAGAGCGGACCTACGTACTCCTCCCACTACCACTACATCTGCAATCTTACACATGAGATCATGACATTCAATGCTAGATAGCTTTCTTCCTGATGCCTTCTTAAATACATTTATAGTGAATAAAAATAGATTTTCTAAAGGGGCAGGACCACTAGCTCTACCCCCAAACACCTTTAGTTTTGATCCAGCCGGTCTAATGCGAGACATGTCCCACTGAGGAACCATGCCAGCATATAAAAGATTAATCAGTTCTTTGTAACTGCGGTGCCAGCCTTCTTTACTATCTTGAACAACAATGGTGGTTTCACTGTCCTCAAATTCATCTGGAACCTTTGGTAATTGAGATACAAACTGTCGTTCCACAGAGAAACCCACACCAGTGCCATGCATAAGAATATACAGGCATTCATCAAAAGCTCTAGGGCTATCGACGGGAAGGTAAGAACAGTTGTACGCTGCAATGTGGTTGCGTTCAAGGGCAGGGCCAGCAGTCATCATAGCTCGCATAGAAGGCATAACCTTTAGTGTGGTTATTGCTACATATAAATCTGTATACATTTCTTTTGGCAAAATAAAATTATGTTTGCTTTTTAGATAGTCTCTGTAAAAATTCAACAGGCGAGTTACAGTTTCCTGCCATGTCTCCCTTCGTTGTTCTTTTTCATTCCATCTCGCATAACGAGACATAGCAATAATGTTTTGATAGTCACTCATTAAGTTAGTCATCTAATTGTCCTCCAGTGCATTTAATATTAAGTCGTATAAGTTTTGTACCATCAAGGTGGTCGAGTAACTCTTCCAACATGTATTCTAGTTCCTCTGTTGGATTACCGTCAACAGGCATAGGAAATTCCTCAGAACTGATTTCTAGTAGGAGGTTTACTCGTGCCTTTAGTATCATAGCACTACTCTACGCTTTCTATTAACTTGTTTAAATACCAAGCTGCTTTTTTTAGGTCTTCCAATTTACTCTTATACCTTTCTCTCCATGTGTACTTTAAAACATTCCCTTTTATATACCCCCTAAACTCTTCCTTTGTTAATGCAGCCTCAATTGCCGTTATACATTCAATGCCATGTTTATTATAGTGAGGTGGGCTGTTTACCATATCAGCGCAAATGTTATCCCATTTTTGTATTGCTTTCTCATTAAGTGTCATTACGCAGTCCCTTCTGTGGCTGTATCAAAAGTTAATTTAGTAGATGTAAATCCTTTCTCTGGGGTAGGCATAATCATATTTTTTTGAGCGTATGAATGAATAAGGTCACGAACAAAAACATTTTCTTCCATAGCAGGAATGGCTGCTGCTGCAAAATTGCATAGCATAAGCATATTGTGAAACTCTACCTCTGTTAGTGTGGTTTCTTTAACATTGGTTACTATTGAAACTTGTACTTCTCCTGTCCAGCTACCTTCTTCATAAGCAACCTCTTCTTCTTCCTGCCGGATCGGCCTAATCACAATAACAAAATCGTCAGGTGTCAAGTGCTTATGTATACCCTGCATATAATTTTCCTTTATTTGTTTCTGGCTGTAGTGGTTGTTTGTATTGTCATTGAACCCATACGAGCTTCAACCACCCGTGGTGGCATTAAAACAAGTCTTTCTTTTAACCAACCCCTTGGAATAGTTTTATCACAAAATTTTATACCTTTCTTTATGCACCAATCACCATAAGTAGTTTTTGATCCCTTTCGTATTTTCCTTCTACTATTTTCAAACACAAACCTTATGTCTAATTCTTCGTGTTGCTTTTTTATTTCGGCATGTTTTCTTCTGTCATCGGGGGACCAAAAACCTTTACCTTCTACTATGATACCATTATCAAGAATAAAATCGGGTGTGTAAGATCGTATAGAAAAATCTACCCATTTAATTTTTGTAGTTTCATAACGTACCGTATGGTTACCTTGTTTAATTTGCTTTGCAATAATTTGCTCTAGACCAGATCTAAATCCTTTGGCTCTAGCTTTTTCGTATCCTTTCTTATTATACATACAACTGTTTTATTTTTAAATTGTAGCAATCTGCTCTTACGGTATAGTTATTACTTGGATCGACCTCTCCCTTTTGCATGAATGTAGCCTTTTCAAAATACTCTTTTTTATCCATAGAACCTAAGTACCACCCAACAGTAAAATCATTTTTAACTCTGACAAAAGCATAAGTATCACACTCTTGTTTGGTATTAAAATTTGCTACACTACAATCATAGTGTGGAAGAGGTTCTACTGAAGTTTGTTTGGTTTTGACATCTATTTTTTTGCCGTCAGAAAGTACAATATCATGAGAATACGTGTTGTCCCATGTGCCTCCCACACATTCCAGAGCTATCTGTTCTCCTATAAACCCTGCTATATTTCCTTTTCCTTTTAAAATAGAGTTTTGTAATTTGCCCATTTCTTCAGCTTTAATGCGAGCTTTTTCAAACATAGCTAAAGATATTTCAACCTTTTTCATACTAACACCTCACCGTAAAATGGTGGAGGGGGAAAATTTAACCTTCTCCCCCCTTCCAATTGTT